AAAGAAAAAACAAAAGAAGATGAAGCGTGGTGGTTTAGCTTCAAGATAACAAACCACATGTGTTGGCTACCTATGCCCCTAATAAGGCTACCATAGCCCCAACGAAAGGAAATATAATATGTCAGACGTAACACAAGTAGAAGTAGAACCAAGTAAAGTAGCATTTGTATCTAGACCTTACAGTAAGGATGAGAAACTTAAGAAGGACGAAGAAGAACTAGAACAGCTACTAGATGAACAAAAACAGGATGCCTCAACAGAAGAAGTAGAAGAAGAACCTACTACTGCTGAAGAAAAAACATTTAAGAAAAGATATTCAGATCTACGTAGGCATCAACAGAAACAGACAGAAGAACTAAAGACTGAGATAAATGCACTTAAGAGCCAGTTAGAACAGTCAACTAAAAAACAGATTAAACTTCCTAAGTCTGACGAGGATATAGAAACATGGGCCAAAGAGTATCCTGATGTAGCTGCCATAGTAGAAACAATAGCTATGAAGAAAGCAGCAGAACAATCAGCTAGTCTAGAGCAACGTGTTAAAGCATTAGATGATATGCAACAGGACGTAAGCAAACAACGTGCAGAGACAGAGTTGTTACAGATGCATCCAGACTTTGATGAGATACGTAACGATGATGACTTTCATGCATGGGCAGATGAACAGCCTAAGTGGATACAAGACGCTCTGTATGAAAATGATAATGATGCACGATCTGCTGCTAGAGCAATTGATTTGTATAAGGCAGATAGAAATCTTACAACTAAGAAAACTAGTAACAAAGATGCAGCTAAGTCTGTATCTACAAAAGGAAAGCGTAACAAACCTGTAGAAAATGAGTCTAGTTCTTTTCTAAGAGAGTCTGAAGTACAGCGTATGACCGCAAAGGAATACGAAAGTAGATCAGATGAAATTATGGAAGCTATTAGACAAAACAAGTTTGTATACGATTTATCTGGATCGGCACGTTAATTAGTGTTGACAAACAGTAGATTGTGTATATAACTATACTCAGTCGCAAGATGTAGTTAGCCCTTGAATAAGACTACCTAACTATATCTCACTATACTTCTAAGACAACCCGATGAAGAAGAGCCTATGTGTAGTTGGCCTTACATATACAACCTCTTAGTTCACGGCCCTTAAGGTAGATAAAAAATAGTGTACAATATGTACACATGGGATGTCGTATATAGGAGAAAATAAAATGGCATTTTCAACTGCAACAGGCTACGGCAACCTGCCTAATGGTAATTTTTCACCAATTATCTACTCTAAGCAGGTACAAGTAGCTTTTCGTAAGGCTTCTATTGTTGAAGCTATTACAAATAGTGACTACTTTGGCGAGATCGCAAATATGGGCGATAGCGTTAAAATAATTAAGGAGCCAGAAATCACGGTTAAAGCATACGCTCGTGGTACTACGATTACTCCGCAAGACTTGGACGATGAAGAGTTCTCTCTTACCATCGACAAAGCAAACTACTTTGCATTTAAAGTCGATGATATTGAAGAGGCACACTCTCACATCAACTTCCAACAGCTTGCAACTGATCGTGCAGCTTACAGACTAGCTGACCAGTTTGACCAAGACGCTCTTGGTTACTTAACTGGTTTCAAACAGTCTTCTTTGCATACCAATGCTGATACTGTTAATACAACTGTTAACGGTGCAGTCGCTGTATCTACAGCAGGTACTGATGAATTACTAAGCTCAATGAAGATAGATGCTTCTCAGTTTGGTGGTTCTTCCAGTAACGCAATTGGTATTCAAGCACGTGCTGGTGGTGCAACTTCTGCTACACCCGGTTCAGGTAATGCTAACCCATTACAAATCGTAGCTCGTATGGCTCGTTTGCTTGATCAACAAAATGTTGACACCAACAATCGTTGGCTCGTTGTTGATCCAGTTTTCGTTGAAGTTCTCAAAGATGAAGACTCTCGTCTTCTCAATGGTGACTTTGGTGGAAGCGGAATACAAAATGGTCTTATACTTAACAACCTTCATGGTTTCAAAGTATACATGTCTAACAACCTACCTTCTATTGGAACTGGCCCATCTACTACTGGTGGTACAAACTCCTCTAACTTTGGTATGATTGTTTCTGGACATTCTTCTGCTGTAGCAACTGCCGAGCAGATTAATAAGACCGAAACATACCGTGACCCTGATAGCTTTGCCGACATAGTTCGGGGAATGCATTTGTATGGACGTAAGATACTTAGACCTGAAGCTCTAAGTGTTGCACGTTATTGCTTGGTATAAGGAGACTGAATCATGGCTACAGTAACAACCTTAAGTTCAGCGGCTCGTGGCTCAGATGCCAGAGGTCGCGCTCCTTACTTGGTGCAAAATAGTATTGACTTTGGAGCTGCTGCTACCGCTAAAGGTACTGCACTAGCTGCTGCCGATATTATTCAAGCCATAACAGTACCTGCTAATACTATGATATTAGATGCTGGTTTTGAAGTAACAACAGTTCACGCTGGTACTTCTTCTGACTGTGCACTAGATCTAGGAGTGACAGGTGTTGATGTGGATGCATACGTTGATGGCTTTGACTTTGACGCTGCATCAGCAGGTGCATACAGTGTAGGTGCAGGTAATGGACCTCTCACTGTTGGTGCAACTGCCGACACGCTTGATGTCTTAATTCAGGCACAAACTGGAACTACAACGGCTGGTGTTATCCGTGTCTTTGCATTATTGCTAGACGTTGATGACATAGGCACTGTAGGTGCAGATGAAGTGGATCGTGATACACTCGCGTAACACATGTGAAAGGGGTGGGATAAACCTGCCCCTTTCTACTTAGGGATATATTATGGCTACAACATTTCTAACATTAGTTAATGATGTCAACAAAAGGCTGAATGAAGTTGAGCTTACGAGTTCCAACTTTGGATCAGCTACAGGTTTTTATGCACATATAAAAGATGCGGTCAACTCTGCTATACGCTACATTAATGAAAGCGAGTATGAGTGGCCTTTTAATCATTCAGAAAAAGAACAAACATTAGTTGCTGGTACAACAAGATATGCGTTTCCAACAGATGCTAAACTTATAGACTTTGAATCGTTTAGAATAAAAGAGAGTGCTACATTAGGAAATGACACAAAGAAACTAGCTTTAATTACATATGATGAATACTTAGAAAAATACGTGGATCAGGAGTACGCTGCAAGTCAGACACGTGCACTGCCACGTTTTGTTTTTCATGGACCTGATCTAAAGTATGGTCTGATAGAACCACCTGATAAGGCATACACATTAGTATTTGACTACTATGTATTTCAGGCAGACCTATCTGCTCATGGTGACACAATGGTTATCCCAGACCGTTTTAAGCACGTTGTAGTGGACGCTGCAATGTTTCATGCATATATGTTCAGGGGTAACACTCAAGATGCTGTGGTGGTCAAGGAGAGGGCAGATGAGGGCATTAAGGCAATGCGTTCTATGTTAATTAATCGTTATCATTACATGAGGTCTTACATGATACCTGCTGCGACAGGAGGACGTAGACTAGGTTCGTCTAGGTCTACAGCAGGATCGAGCTTGGATAGTCTATAATGCCTGACGCATGGGAGACATTTAGAATAGAATTTAAAGGTGGGCTTATAACTAATCTTAGCCCATTACAACAAGCTATCAATGCTCCCGGTTCTGCCAGAATACTACGTAACTATGAACCATCTATTGACGGAGGTTACAAACGTATACAGGGTTATGAAAAGTTTGATAGTGCTATTATAGCACCATATGGTAATCCAGTTGTAAATGGTGCATCTCAATCAGGTACATCATTATCACTAAGAGCTATACATACTACACCTGCTGTTGGTGATACACTTACAATAGCTGGTGTTTCTGGCACATATACAATAGCTTCAGGTGGTGTTAGCTATAATGCTAGTAGAGATGAAGTTACACTAACACTTACTAGCTCTTTAAACTCAAGCCCTGCTAATGGTGCAGTAGTTACATTTGTTACCGTTACTACAGAAAATTATGCAAATGGTATGACTTTCTTTAATAGTAAAGCTGTGGTAGCTATGAATGCAGACATAGTAGAAACAGCAGGTAGTGGTTATACTAAAATAAATAAACCTAACTATGGTACACCATTAATAGATGGTGCAAGCCAAACAGGTACAACATTAGTAGCAGATGCATTTGATACATTTCCACAAGCAGGTGATGTATTTACAATTGCAGGTATAGATAAAGTATATAGAGTTGAAACAACTGTCTCATCATACTCTGACTCAGGAAGTAAAGAAGTAAATATAACTATTCATCCTGAACTAGCAAGTAGCCCATCAGATGATGCAGCTATAACATTTATATCTAGTGATAGAGAAGGTGCAGTTAATACACGATTTGATATTATTGACTTTACAGGAACTAAAACTCTTGTAATAGTAGATGGGACAAATGCACCTGCATTATACAATGGTACTACGTTTACTGTATTAGATAGTGCACCATCAGATGTTATAGGTGCAAAAGTTGTAGCTACACATAAAAATCATATCTTTTATGCTAAAGGTAGAGTATTAAGTTTTGGTTCTCCACTTACTACTACTGACTTTCAAAGTGGTAATGGTGCTGGTAATATTGGTTTAGATAATGATATAGTAGCAATAAAAAGTTTTAGAGATCAGCTTATAGTATTTACAGATTCATCTATCTTTAGATTAAATGGTGATGCACTAGCAACCTTTAATCTACAACCTATTACACGTGACATAGGATGTATACAGACAGATAGTGTACAGGAGATAGGTGGTGACGTTGTGTTTATGGCTCCTGATGGTTTAAGGCTTCTTAGTGCTACTGAACGTATTGGTGACTTTGGTTTAGCACCTATTACTAAAAAGATACAGGGTACATTTAATGACTTTGTAAAACTGCATACAGACTTTTTTAGCTTGGTTATAAGAAATAAATCACAATATAGGCTATTTGGTTGGAATGATAACTTTACAAGACCTAATGCACAGGGTATACTGTTTACACAATTTGCATCTCCGGGTGAAGCATCCGTTATTGACTTTGCAGAAACCAGAGGTATACAGGTAACAGCATGTGCAAGTGTGTATTCGGGAACAACTGAGTTTGTTCTATTTTCAGGTAAAGAAGGTTTTTTACACAGAATGGAAAATGACACATCTAGTTTTGATGGTAATAATATAGCAACTACATTTGCTACACCTTTTTATCCTATCAACGATCCACGTATAAGAAAGACAATATATAAAGCACAGTTCTATTTAGATCCAGAAGGAAGAGTAAACTTTGATCTTAATTTAAAATTTGACTTTGATGAGAGTGGTGCTGTAGTTATGCCAGCAGTTACATTTACAAATGCATCTAGTAATGCCTCACAGTTTTATGGTGTTGCTGCTTATGGAACTGCTACGTATGGTGCTAAGTTACAAAAAGTATTTTCTGCACAGACTACAGGATCGGGTAAGACTATATCTGCACAGTTTGAAGCAGATAATAATACAGATGTTCCATATGCGCTTGACGCATTGACACTGGAATATGCAACACATGCAAGAAGGTAATTAAAAATGGGAACAGGATATACACGTAACGATACAGCTAACAATATTGCTGATGGTAATATCATTAATGCCTCTGACTTTGATGGAGAGTTTGATTCCATTGTAAGTGCTTTTAGTACATCAGGACATACACATGATGGTACGGCAGCAGAAGGTGGGGCAATAACTAAACTAGGACCAGCACAACAACTTACTATAGCAGCAACTAATATTGTACCATCTACTGATGATGCATTTGATTTAGGTTCTAGTGGTGCAGAGTTTAAAGATTTATACATTGATGGTGTTGCGTACATAGATGCTATTAGTTTAAATGGTACAACTATTACAAGTTCTGGCACTGAACTTAATATACTAACAGGTACTACCGCAGCTTCTACAGGTGTAACAATTGCTACATCAGATAAGTTTATTATTAATGATGGTGGCACAATGAAGCAGATTACGTTTGATGATTTAGAAACGTGGGTAGAATCTAATATTGATGCAGGTGCAAATTTAACAACTGTAGGTGCATTAGATTCTGGTAGTATAACTTCTGGCTTTGGTAATATTGATAATGGTACATCCAATATAAC